GGGTGCTGAGAACTGGGGTGAATCAGCAATGACAGTTGTTGTTGATGTTTCATCTAGTGGAGTAGGAACAACAGCGGTGGGATCTATTTCTCCAACAGAAATGACTGTTGGATTAAGTGGTCAAAGTGCTACTTCATCTGTAGGTACTCCAGGATTAGAATTTGGTCCAGCAGGTGCAATCTCAGGAGTTTCAGCAACTACAAGCGTTGGTTCTGTTGACCCTGTAATTGTAGTTCCACTAAGTGGAATTGGAGCAACAGCTTCTGTAGGAGCTATTACACCAGCAGATGTAATGGGACTAACAGGAATTTCAGGAACTATTTCTGTAGGATCTATAACAATAGCTTCAGTGGAATTAGTTGATGTAACGGGAGTAGGTGCAACTTCTTCAGTAGGTTCTATTACCCTTGCTGATATGACTGTAGGATTATCTGGTCAAGCAGCAACTTCTGGAATTGGCTCTATTTCACCAACAGAAATGACTATGGGATTAACTGGTGTTTCTGCTACAATTAGTGTAGGAGAGGTTGCTGGTCCAATAGCATGGAAAAAAGTAACTCCAACACAAGGGGGGAGTTATAGTAAAAGAACAGCTACACAAGGTGGTAGTTGGAGTAAAGTTACAACACCTTAATAAATAGTAATATATGATGTTGACATTGTATATAAAACAAAATAAAAATAACAGCTTAAGCAGGAGATAAATTATGGCTTCAACATATACACCTTTGGGTGTTGAAAAAATGGCAACCGGTGAAAATGCCGGTACATGGGGAACAAAAACCAATACAAACTTAGAAATTATTGAACAATTTACGGGTGGTTATACTACTCAAGCAGTCTCTGATTCAGGTGATACAACTTTATCAGTATCTGATGGATCAACTGGAGCAACTCTTGCTCATAGAGTAGTTGAATTAACAGGAGCACTTACAGGTGCAAGAAACGTAACTATTCCAATTGACGTACAACAAATGTATGTCCTTAAAAATTCTACAACAGGATCACAAGCAGTAACATTTAAATATGTGACTGGTACAGGATCTAGTGTTACATTTACAGGTGGTGATACATCTTCTAAAATAGTTTATGGTACAGGATCAGGAAGTAATCCAAACATTGTTGATTTAGGATTTGTTACTACTACTGGTACTCAAACTTTAACAAACAAAACTTTAACGTCTCCTATAATAGGGACTTCTATTTTAGATACCAATAGCAATCAATTAGCTCTTTTAACAGCTACAAGTTCTGCTGTTAATGAAATTACATTAGCAAATGCCGCTACAGGAAATAATCCTACATTAACCGCATCTGGTGATGATTCAAACGTTGGTATTGCATTAAAAACAAAAGGAACTGGAGTTATTCAAGCTGAAGACAGTGGTGGAAACGTTTCTGCAGTTAAAATTGCAGGAAAAGAAACTATATGGGTTCCCGCTGCAGCTATGTATGGACCAACTACTAACCCTGCAGATGCAGCTCAAGTGGAAACAACAGCAACAAGACCAGATTTAAAAGTATTTGATTTTGATGCTAGTACAAAACAATATACTCAATTTACAATAGCTATGCCTAAATCATGGAACGAAGGAACCGTGACTTATCAAGTTTATTGGTCTCCTAGTACAACGAATACAGGAAACTGTATATTTGGTGTACAAGGGGTAGCGTGTGCTGATAGTGATACTATTGATGTTGCTTACGGAACAGCTATAGAAGTTACAGACGCTGGAATAGGAACAGTGGAAGATCAACAAATTACATCTGAAAGTAGCGCAATGACAGTTGCTGGATCACCAGCAGCAGGTGAGCAAACATATTTTCAATTATATAGAGATGCAGCTGATGGTAGTGATACTTTTACTGGAGAAGCAAGAGTTCTAGGTATAAAATTATTCTTTACTACTGATGCTGCTAACGACCTATAAGGAGTTAGAACATGAGAAAAATACCTGAAGAAAATTTAATAACAGAAAAAAATAATAAAAATAAAAGATCCTCTAGAGGCAAAACCATGTTTGGTTATAATGTCTTGGGATTTGGAGCCGGAGGCGGTGCTACACTTCATGAAGGTGATTATTTAGTAGTTGCTGGAGGCGGCGGCGGTCAATTTGATGTTTATGGTGCTGGCGGTGCTGGCGGTTATAGAACTTCTTATGATGGACCAGCAGCTTCAGGTGTAGATAAATTAAGTTTTGCATGTGGTGAAACTTATGCTATTGCGATTGGAGCCGGCGGTGCTGGAATGGGAACAAGCACCACAGGAGCAGCTGGACAAAATTCAACATTAGCTAATTTTTGTGGAACTTTTACAGCTACAGGCGGCGGTGGATCACAAAGTCCATTCCCAAGTGGTGGTGGAGGTTCAGGAGCTTCAAGTGCATTTGGAAATAACCAACTTAGATGTAATGGAAATGCAGGGTGTTTTTCTCCAGTTGAAGGATATTCTGGATCTACAGGACAAAATTCAAACGTAGCAGCCGGCGGCGGCGGCGGTGCTTCTCAAAATGGAGGACCATCAGCTGGCGGTATACACTACGGTGGAGATGGATATAACAGCGGAATTACGGGTTCTTGCGTCACTCGAGGTGGCGGAGGCGGAGGCGGTTCTGGAAACCAAGGTTCAGGTCCAGGTGGATCTGGCGGAGGCGGAGCAGGCGGTCCTTCTCCAAAAGGTGCTGGAGGAGCTGGTGGTGCCAACCAAGGCGGCGGAGGCGGCTCAGGTGGAACTGTACAAGGTAATGGAGGAGCTGGAGGCTCAGGTGTAGTTATTCTTAGATTTCCTGCTTGTAATACTTTAACTGTTTCTCCTGGAACAAATTCTGTGGCATCTTGTGTAGGACCAAGTAACTGTAAAGTAGCAACTTTTAACGTGTCAGGATGTTTAACGGTAACTTAATATGGCACATTTTGCAAAAGTAGAAGAGAAACAAGATCCTACAGGATTTACTTCTGACACTCATTGGATTGTTACAGAAGTGCTTGTTGTGGGAAATGATATTCCTACAGCAGCTGGGCCATTAGGTGAAAACGATATGCACGTCGATGGTGAAACATGGTGTAATAATAGATGGGGCGGAACTTGGAAACAAACTTCTTATAATAATAATTTTAGAGGACTATACGCTGGTTTAGGATATAGATGGAATCCAGACATAAATAGGTTTGTCCCTCCTCAACCTTATGCTTCACATACATATAACTCTTCAACTCATGAATGGAATGCCCCTGTAGCATATCCCGCAGCATATCAATTTACTAATGATGCAGGCGAAACTCATTATTATTGTGCTGTATGGTCGGAAGAAAATTTAAGATGGGAAGCACATCCAGAAATGTCAGAAGGCAACATAGTTCATCGTTATTGGGATCCTTCTTCTTCTACTTGGATTGATATTTAATACTTTTCTTCTTTATTGACTTTATTTAGAGAACATCTATATTAGATGTTAATGAAAGAAAATACTGTTTTAGAAACTTTTAGAAATTATGATTGGATTAGATCCAAATTACCTTTAAGTCTTTTTACCAAAATTAAAAAAGAATGTCTTTCAAAACCTAAAAAGAAAATGACTTCTTTTTTAAGTGGTCCTGGTGTTGCTAAACATTTTTATATGGAAAAAAATATAGATGAATTTACTAAACATTTAGTAAATGTAATAAAAGTATATAGAGAAAATTGTGATTATTTAAAAGATTTTAAAATATTACAACAAAACGTTCCTTTAAAATATGGAAAGCCGTGGATAAATTATCAAAAAAAATATGAGTTTTTACCGGTTCATAATCACCATGGCATTTTAAGTTATCTTTTATGGGTAGATATTCCTTATGATGTTACAAAAGAAGTTAAAGGACCCAACCCTTATGCCTCTTGTTTTGAATTTTTTTATACTAATATTTTAGGAGAAATTAAAAGTTGTAAAATACAAGTAGGAAAACAAGATGAAGGAACCCTCTTAATGTTTCCTTCAAACTTATCTCATTGTGTGTATCCTTTTTATACTTCAAATGGAACACGAATATCAATAGCAGGGAATGTGTTTTTATAAAATGAAAGTTAAAATTGTTAAAAATTTTATTAAAGATAAGGACTTTTTTAATTCTTTAGTTAATCACTTTCTTTTTGATGTTCCTCATTATTTTGGGCATACTTCTTTAGGTCATGAAAAAGATAGAGTTACCCATGGTTTTTACATGTGTCAATTAAATCCAGAAGCGATTCCTTATAAATTTATAATAGAAAAAATGAAAAAGATATTTTCTTTTAAAGTTAAAAAAATATATATAAATGTTCAACATCGTCTTATGGACGGAAGTTTTCATAAAGATTGTGAAAGTGATAAAGACGTAACAGCTTTGTTAATGATAAGAGGGGATGGTTTTTTTGAAATTAAAAATGAAAATAAATATCCTTTAGTTCCTAATACTTTAATTTTATTTCCTGGAAATAAAATACATAAAGGACATGCACCTATTAATGATTCCCCTAGAATAACATTAGCTGTTAAATGTGAGGTAATATAAATGATTAAAAGTTACGAAAACTTTTTATCGCCTAGCTCTTGTCAATTAGTTTATAATTTAGTTATTAGTTCTTTATATAGAATTGGTTGGGATGATAGTAATGAACCACAACATAAACCTTATCCAAACTTACATAGTGAATATAGTTTTCAAGATTTACAAAAATTAAAAATACTAGAACCTATTTTAAAAAAACTAAAAAATAAAAATATTACTGTTGATAATTATTTTAGATGCATGATAAATTTAACAAAACCATTAGATGTAAATTTTATTCATTCACATCCTGATCAATGGGTAGCTTTATATTATGCTAATTTAACGTGGAATCCAGAATGGGGTGGAGAAACATTGTTTTATAAAAATAATAAAAAAGATATATTATTATGTAGTCCTTATATTCCAAATAAATTATTAATATTTGATGGAGGAATACCCCATACAATTAAAGCTCAAAATTTAATTGGACCTAGTTATAGATTTACAATTAGTATATTTTTTAATAAAGAAAAAAATGAATCTAAATAATTACTACTATTATTTTTCTAAAGCAATTCCTGATCCAGTTTGTGATGACATTGTTAGATATGCTAAAACCATTGAGCCTTCTACAGCTGAAACTGGAAACAAAGAACCAAAAGATTTAAAAAATGTAAGAGATTCTAATGTTGTTTGGTTAAATGATAAATGGATTTATAATGAAATATGGCCATTTATAGACGAAGCTAATAAAAAAGCAGGATGGAATTTTGAATGGGATAGATCGGAAGATTGTCAATTTACAATTTATAATCAACAACAACATTATGATTGGCATTGTGATAGTTGGAATCAACCCTATAATACACCAGGAAAATTTAACCACGGTAAAATTAGAAAATTATCTGTAACTCTTTTATTATCTGACCCTAAAAGTTATGAAGGAGGAGAATTTGAATTTGATTTTAAAAATGTTAGAGGGCAAGGAAATTTTAAAACATGTAACGAGATTTCTGAAAAAGGTTCATTAGTTGTATTTCCATCTTTTGTATGGCATAGAGTTAGACCAGTTACACAAGGTACACGATATAGTTTAGTGATATGGAGTTTAGGGAATCCTTTTAAATGACAAATTTAGTTTCCTTTCATGCAGGTCATGATGGTGCTGTTACATATATAAAAAAAAATAAAATTATTTTTCACACCCAAATAGATCGCTATAATAGATTTAAACATTTATCCTTTCCATCTAAATCATTAATCGATGAATTAAAAAAGATAGATTTTGATATTTTACTTCTTTCTTTTTCACAAAACTCAGAGCATTGGGCACTTACTTGGAAAGAAATCTTTAATGAATTTACAAATAAAGATATAATTTTTACCTCAGATAAACATCATTTGTATCATTATTATTGCGCTAAAACATGGCAAACTAATATTAAAAATATCCTTGTAGCAGATGGAGCAGGGGCTCCTATGCAAGCTGGATTTGAAGAAGAAAGTTTATTTATAAACGATAAACATATAACGACGGAACAAAATGCAATAGGCATTAAGTATGAAAATTTTAGTAAAAAACATTTTGGTTATAACTTAAGTTGTGGAAAGACAATGGCGTGGAGCTTATATGATTCACGTCCTAAAGAAATACAACAAACGTTTGAAAAAGAAATGAATACTTTAATAAAAAAATGGAAAGTAAAAGATGAAATTTTATTTACAGGTGGCTGTGCACAGAACGTTTTATACAACTCAAAGCTACTTAATAAATTTAATAAAGTATTTTGTGATCCTTTTAATGGAGATTTTGGATTAAGTTTAGGATTAGCAAACTATTACTTAAAAGGAGCTGTAAAAAACAATGATGTTTTTTTAGGCATTCCTCAAGATATAAATACAGACTTGTTTTTAAAACATGATATATTTAATGCTACCGCTGGAGATGTAGCTAAGATATTATTAAATGATCCTGTGGCTATCTTTCAATCAAGAAGTGAACAGGGTCAAAGAGGTTTAGGAAACAGATCATTATTAATGAGTCCTTTACATAAAGATGCTCATAATAAATTAAATGAAATTAAAAAGAGAGAATGGTTTAGACCGTTTGCGTGTTCAGTTTTAGAAGAAGAAGCATCTAAATGGTTTAAAATGAAAGGAGTGAAAAAGTCTCCTTATATGATGTATGTCTTTGATGTAAATCAAAAAAAGAAAAAAATACTTAAAGCAGGTGTGGCAAAAAATAATACATCTAGAATTCAAACAGTAAATAAAAAACAAAATTATTTTTATAAATTAATTAAAGAATTTGAATTATTGACAAATATACCTATTGTGATAAACACTAGCTTAAATTTACCCGGTGAAGTTTTGGTAGAAAGTTTAAAAGATTTAAAACAACTATATGAAAGGAGTAAGCTAAAATATATTTATCTACCAGAAATAAATAAAGTTATAAAAAAACATGATTAAAACTTTTCCTAAACTCTTACAAAGAGAAGATTATTTTAAATGTCCGTTATGGGTAGGTGACGCTCCTGAATTTTTGTCTACATTAATAAAAGCTACTGATCCTTATATAAAAAAGGCACAAAAAAATGAAGAAAAAAATATTAAAGAAAGAACTAAAAAACTGGGAGATAAAAAAGATATGGGACATATTTATCATTCAACTACTTTAATTGGAGATCCTAAATTTAATGATCTTCACCAATATATAATAGCTACGAGCTATAATCTTTTAGATGAAATGGGTTTTAGCTTGGAAAGATTTCAAATGTTTATAACAGAATCATGGGTACAAGAATTTGCTAAACATGGAGGAGGATTACATGATACACATTGTCATTGGAACGGCCACATATCAGGCTTTTATTTTTTAAAATGCCGCATGGAAAAAACATCTTTACCAGCGTTTTGTGATCCACGAAACGGTAATCTAATGAATCTTTTACCTGAGAAAGATGCTACTAAAATTACTTATGCGAGCAGTAAAATTTTTTTTAAAGTAAAACCTGGAACTATAATTTTTTTTCCATCTTATTTGCCCCATCAATATATTCTAGATTTAGGTTATGAACCATTTAGATTTATACATTGGAATATTCAAGCAATCCCGAAAGGAGTAATTGATGCTGTTCAAAAAAAATAAATTCTTAGTTGTTAAAAAAGCAGTTCCCAAAAATCTATGTGATTTTTTACATGAATATACTTTAAGAAGACGGGAAGTAGCACAGTGCTTATTAGAAAAAAAATTAATATCTCCTTTTAATAAACACTTTGGAACCTTCAACGATGACCAAGTGCCAGGTGCTTATAGTCAATATGGAGATATTACAATGGATACTTTATTGGCTCGCTTAGTACCTCTTATGGAAGAAAAAACTAATTTAAAATTATTTCCAACTTATTCTTATGTAAGAGTATATAAAAGAGGAGATATTTTATATAGACACGCTGATAGATTTTCGTGTGAGGTATCTACAACTTTAAATCTTGGCGGAGATCCATGGCCTATTTATGTAGAGCCTAGTGGAAAAAAAGGAAGAGAAGGGATTAGAGTAGATTTAAATCCAGGAGACATGCTTCTTTATTCTGGCTCTGAACTTGAACATTGGAGAGAAGAATTTAAAGGAAGAAATTGTGTACAACTATTTTTACATTATACTATCAAAACTAAAAAACCTAAAAAAAATTATTTAGATGGGAGGCCAATGCTTGGGTTTCCTTTATTTTATTTATTAGAGAGAGGAGATTTTAAATTATGAGTACCACAGATTTTTGGTGTTGGAAAAACATGTTTAGTAAAAAAGAATTAATAAAATTACATAAGACGGTTAAGGCTAAATATACTAAAAATTATAAAGATCATCCGGCGGAGTATTCTAAAAAAGTTGCTACAGTTAAAGGTATACAATATTGTCATGTAAAAGATCATCTTTCAGATATATGTCAAAGAGTATATAGTGTTAATAATTATCACTTTGGATATAACTTATATGAAATTAATTCATTTGATAATTTTTTACATACGGAATATGATTCTAAACATAAAGGAGAATATGATTGGCATATAGATGGTTCCAATAATTATATTCATGATGTTAAACTTACTATGTTAATAAATACTTCCTTAAATAAATATGAAGGAGGAGACTTTTTATTCTTTTTAGGAAAACCTACCTTGATAAAAGAATTTCAAAATCCCGGTGATGTAATAATATTTAAATCTTCTATTTATCATAAAGTTACTCCTTTAACTAAGGGGTCTCGATCAAGCCTAGCTTTTTTCTTAACAGGTCCGAGGCTTATATGATTATTAAAAAAAATTATATAAAAAAAAGAGAATTAAAAGAACTTACTGAAGTTTGTTTAGGTGATCACTTTCCTTGGTTTTTATGTAGCACCACTTTTAAAAATGATAAGGACAAACAATTTGTACATCTATTTTATAGAAAGTCACAATTAAATAGTCCTCGCTTTATAAAATATTGTGAGCCTATTTTAAATAAACTTAATCCTAAACACATAGTTAGAATGAAACTTAATTTAACTTGGAAAGTTCCTAGAGTACAGGTTCAACCTTTTCATAAAGATAGTGATGAACCTAACTTACTAACTTCTATTTTTTATTTAAATACTAATAATGGTTATACTAAATTTAAAGATAAAAAAGTTTTATCAGAAGCAAATAAATTAATTACTTTTCCATCTAATGTTTGGCATGCAAGTACAACCAATTCAAGTTCTGATTTTAGATTGGTATTAAACATAGTTTATGAAGCATATTAAATTCCCAAAGAATAGTTTTATTAAAGGTTATTTTATTAAACCAAAAATATGTGATGAACTTATTAAGTTTTTTAAAAAAGTCCCTAATAATTATAAACAAAAAGGAAGTGTTAGAAATTCTGAAGATAACAAAGTAATAAGAAAGGATATAAAAGAATCTACGGACTATGGTCTGGTACCTAGATCAGGAGTTTATCCTTTTACTGAATATGAAGCTGCTCTTCAAGAATGTTTAAATGAGTATATGAAATGTTATACGTCAGTTAACTTACTTTCTAAATTTAATATAATTGAAAACTTAAATATTCAACACTATAAACCTGGTGGAGGATATAAGGTATGGCATTTTGAAAGAATGAATTTTGAAACTTTAAGAAGAAACCTAGTTTTTATGACTTACTTAAATGACGTACCTGATGGTGGAACTGATTTTATGTATCAAAATATCACTGCCCCTGCTAAAAAAGGATTAACTTTAATTTGGCCATCAGATTGGACACATACCCATAGAAGTCAGATTTCTCAAACATCTGAAAAATATATTATTACAGGGTGGTATTCTATTGAAAGATGATTTTATTGATTATCTAGAAAATGTTGAATATCCTAAAAGCAATCAATCTTGGAATATTGCTGGTACTATAAAAGGAAAAAATGCTTTTTATAAATTTGATACTCGTCCTTTAAAAAAAATTAAACAAAATCAAATAGGTAAATATGGTTTTTTTAAAACTCAAGCTGATAAATTAGTAATGGAGGCTAAAGACCAATGGATTATTATAGATATTCCCGAGTTACATGAATATTTAAAAACCAATAAGCTAAAAAAGGTGACTCTACAAGAGTTGATCTCTGCTCTAGACTGGAATATAATACTACCAAAAATTTAAAAAGCTTATATAATGGCTAAATTATGCTACAAAAGATAGGATTTTTACCTGGATTTAATAAACAAATTACCCCTACAGGAGCCGAAGCACAATGGACCGGTGGAGAAAATGTTCGTTTTAGATATGGAACTCCTGAAAAAATAGGTGGTTGGCAATCTCTAGGAGATAAGAAATTAACAGGTGCAACACGTGCTCTTCACCATCTGGTTAATGCTGAGGGTATTAAATATGCCATCTTAGGAACAAATAGAATTTTATATGCTTATTCTGGGGGAGTTTATTATGATATCCATCCTTTAGTTAATCCATCAGGAACAGCTATTACAAGTGCTTTTACTACTACTAATGGTGATACAACTGTTACATTAACTTTTTCATCTGCACATAACTTTGTAGCAGGGGATATAATTTTATTTGGTGATAGTTCTACATTTAGTTCTATCACTGATTCTGTTTTTGATTCTACAACTTTTTGCGATAAAAAATTTATGGTACTATCTGTACCAACCACTACTACTCTTACTATTAATGCCGGAGCTACTGAAACTGATTCAGGAGCTACTACTTCTGGAGGCATAACTTATTATAGGTATTACCATGTAGGTCCCGCAGAACAGGTGGGAGTATTTGGGTGGGGTATATCTCAGTTTGGTGGTACAGTTACTAACCCTCAAACTAATACTTTAGATGGAGCTTTAGGCGACGACGCTTTTGGAACTGGGGGATCAGGAACCAGTATTGTTTTAGATTCTATTACAGGGTTTCCAACAACGGGAACTAACTACATACAAGTAGGTTCAGAAGAAATTTCTTATACAGGAGTTTCAGGATCTACAACTTTAACAGGAATTACAAGAGCAGTAAGAGGAACGACTAGAGCAGCTCACTCAGACGGAGCAACGGTAACTAATACCAGTGACTATGCAGCATGGGGTCAAGCAGCAGCTACAACGGATAAAGTTGCAGAACCTGGTTTATGGTCTTTAGATAATTATGGATCTAAACTTATTGCATTAATTGTTAATGGTGCGGTATTTGAATGGAATGCAGATGCATCCAATGCAACAGCAACTAGAGCAACTATTATATCTGGAGCACCGACCGCATCTAGAGATATGATTGTATCAACACCCGATCGTCACTTAGTTTTATTTGGAACTGAAACAACGATTGGAGATACCGATACACAAGATGATATGTTTATAAGATTCTCGTCTCAAGAAACATTATCTACTTGGACACCTACCGCAACTAATACCGCTGGTACACAAAGACTGGCTGCCGGATCACGGATCATGGGAGCTGAACTTGGAAGAAATGCAATTTACGTATGGACGGATACCTCATTATTTACCATGCGTTTTGTAGGTCAACCTTTTACTTTTGCATTCGAACAAGTGGGAACGAACTGTGGATTAATAGGTAAAAACGCAGCGGTTGAAGTTGACGGAGCAGCTTATTG